TGCTTAATCACTAACTTGGATAGGGGGTTTACCATAAAGGTGCCCCCTTCCTTTAACTAATAACAACCATAGACTGCAAAAGCAGACTATATAAAAAAGGAGTATAGACTATGGGAACAACAACTTTCTCAGGACCAGTAGTGTCCAACAACGGATTTACATCTACTTCAATTGCGTTTGATGATCTGCCAACAGCTTCTGAAAACACAGGAAGAATTATCTTTTGCTCTGATGCATTAAAAGCTTCTGAGACAACAGGTAATGGTACAGGAAACTTAGTATTTTCTGACGGTTCTAACTGGATTAGAGTAGATACTGGCGCAACTGCTGGTAAATAATTTAACGGGGGAGGCAACTCCCCCACAACAAGGAGTTTATAAATGGTAAGATCAGATTTAAGACCCGTAACCAGAACAACAGACGGTCGTGTGACTTACACTGATGGCGGAACAGATTACGTAGGAAGAACAAGACTACAAGGTATGATTCTCGCTAATGATGGTGTGGGTGCAGGCAGTGTGGCTTTCTATGATAATACATCTGCAACAGGTACAGCTTTATTAACTATTGATGTACCACAAGGTGATGTAATGAATATTGGATTGCCAGATGCTGGTGTTGTATTTGGAACAGGCATTTACGTAGATTTAACAAACATATCAAGAGTAACTTTATTCGTTCAGTAAGGGGGGCACGTGGCAACTTCTGGCACATACACGTTCAGCCTTGACATAGCTGAAATAATACAAGAGGCGCATGAGCGCGTCGGATTAGAACTTAAGTCGGGTTACGACTTAGTAACAGCTAGACGTTCCCTTAACTTACTTTTAACTAAATGGGTTAACGAAGGCGTGAATCTATTCACTCTTGACTTAACCACAATCAATCTCACACAAGGTCAGTCAACCGCAACTATGGCTTCAGGTCAATACTTGGACATCTTAGATGCGGCAGTTCGTGATACAAACACATCACCTGTGACTGATACCACATGTGAAAGAATCAGTTTATCTGAATATTTAAACTACCCTAACAAATCAACAAGCGGCAAACCCGTTCAATATGCAGTTGAACGTAACAGCCAATTTGATTCTTCAGGTGCGGGGTCACATACGATTCATTTATTTCCTCAACCTAATCAAACTTATTATCAATTACTTTGTTGGACAATCCGATATCCACAAGATGTAAATGATACCTACACTCAAAACCCAGATATCCCTAGAAGATATTTGCCTGCGCTAATTAGCGGATTAGCTTTTGAATTAGCTAACAAGAATCCAGCAAAAGTAGATGCGGCTAGACGCGGCGAATTAAAATCTATTTATTTGGAAGAGTGGCAGTTTGCAAAAGAAGAGGATAGAGAAAGAGCAAGTTTTTATATTCAACCTAAGATTCGCGGGTACTAAGAGCGATGGCTAAAAGAGCTTCAGGTAAATATGCATATCTGATAGACGATCGTTCAGGCAGGAAGATACGTTACAAAGATGCGCGAACAGAGTGGAATGGGCTTCGAGTTTATAAAAAAGATTGGGAGCCCAAACACCCGCAACTCACACCACCGAAGCTCGGACCCGAAGCAACTTCATTAGATAATCCTAGACCAGATGTTGACAGTGTACCTGTCACAGTACGTTTAGGTTCTTTATACGGTAAAGGAACACCTGGCAGTGCTTCTTTTATTGGCGCATTACATATAGGTGGTCAAGAAGATTCTCTAGGATTACAAGCTAATATAGCAATTGGTTCTCCACAAATTAAATTAGCAGAAGATGTAGTTGGTCTTCCTTTAACTTCAGCACTAGGTTCATTAACATTTAGTGCACAAGAAAATATTGAAGGTGTAGCTGCAGCTACAACTATTGGTTCTGTTAATGTCACAGGTCAAGAAGATGTAGAAGGATTAGCCTTAACAACTGCAGTTGGTTTACTTGATTTAGCTACAGGCACTACAATGGTTGGTGTTGAATCATCTGCTGTTGTAGGATCAGCAAACTTAAGTGCTCAAGAAAACATTATAGGTGTATCTGCTTCAACTGATATAGGTTCAGTAACATTACAAAGCACTGAAGAAACTGAAGGATTAGCGGCAACTTCAAATGTAGGTAGCTTGTCATTTAGCGCTCAAGAGAATATTGAGGGTGTAGCGGCTTCAACTAACTTAGGCAGTATCACTGCAGTAGTTCAAGTTGACCTAGCAGGACTATCTGTGGCGACAGCAATTGGATCATTTGACTTCTCTGCGCAAGAGAATATAGTCGGTCAGTCATTATCTTCTAATTTAGGTAGCGTAATTATTAGTGCCGCAGAAGATACAGCAGGGTTGCAAATGACTGCAAGTAATGGTACAATATCAATTACTATTAATAATAATGGATGGGGTCAAGATTCTTGGGGCTCATTCACTTGGGGCGAATAATATAAATGGGTTTAACATACGATCAACTTAAACAAAACGTACAAGATTGGCTAGAAAATTCATCTACGTCTTTCACTACAGCAACAGGTAGCGGCAAAGCGCCTATTGATTTATGTATTGAATTAGCGGAATTACGTATTGCCAAAGAGGTAGACCTTACTGCCTTTAGAAAAGTTTCAACGCTATCCCTGACAGGGGGCACGGCAACAGTGGCTGTTCCTTCCGACATGGTGATACCGCGTTATTTAAGGATTCAGAACGGGGATTTTCTACTGGAAAAAGATGAATCATTCATCAAAGAGTACAGCAAAAATCCTTCAACTGATACAGGCACAGTGCGATACTATGCCTTAAATCAAACTGGAACGACTTACACAAGTGGAAACCGTCAAACTAATTTTCTGTTTGGACCAACTCCAGCCCTTGCAACAACAGTTGAAATAGGGTATACTATTAGAGTTCCAGGGTTATCATCAGGTAATCAAAATACTTATCTAGGTGATAATGCCCCAGACGCTATGTTATACGGCACATTGATCGAAGCTATAGGTTATATGAAAGAGACACCTCAAACTATAGAACTATGGCAGGGATATTACAATCGTGCTATTCAAACATTAGCAAATGAGGAACAAGTAAGAATGCGAAATGATGAATTTCGTAATGGTGAACTAAAAACAATGCAGAGAGGACAATAAAGCATGGCTATTACATCAGCAATATGTAACAGCTTTAAACAAGAGATTCTTGTCGGTACCCACGACTTTACAGCAAGTACAGGTGATACTTTTAAGATTGCTCTAATTAAAGCTCAAGCTTCCCAAGTGGGAACATACAATGCTTCGACCACAAATTATTCTGATGTTACAGGTAACAGTGACGAATTAGCAAGTGGTAGTGGATACACTACAGGCGGAAACACATTATCAAGTGTAACCCCAACTCTTGACAGTTCAACAGCTGTCTGTGACTTCGCAGATACTTCGTGGACAAGCGCGACATTTACTACTAGAGGTTGTATCATTTACAACACATCCGATTCAAACAAAGCAGTTTGTGTAATTGATTTCGGTGCAGACTATTCTGTATCTGGTGGTACTTTTACAGTAAGTTTCCCAACAGCTGACGCAAGTAACGCAATCATAAGGATTAGTTAAGTATGGCTTCAACCTGGAGTACTGGCGGATTAAACCTCCGCTTGATGACCACTGGTGAAAACGATAACACCTGGGGTGATCAAACAAATGATAACTTAAAACGTCTTGAGAACAAGATAACAGGTTATGCTGCTGTCACACTTTCAGGTACAACACATACTTTAACATTTACAGATAACCCCACTTCTTACACAGATGAAGACGGAAGAAATTTTGTCCTCAATTTCGGTGGTTCACCAGGGGGTACCTGTACAGTCACAATCCCAGCGCGCGAAACCGTTTATCTGGTTTTAAATAACACCGCGGATTCTAACACTATTACATTAACCACAGGCAGTGGTACAACTTTCAATGTACCTGCAGGTAAAGATGCGTTCGTTTATTCAGATGGTACCAATGTGTACAATGCAATGGCGGATGCAATATTTTCTACTATTACAGGAGATGGTTCTGCTTTAACAGGTGTGCTCCATGATGTTGTTGAAGATGCCACCCCTCAACTTGGTGGTGACCTAGATTTAAATTCCAATGACATTACAGGAACAGGTAATATTAATATTACAGGAAATGCTACAGTCACAGGTAATCTTTCCGTAGATGGTGGCACAATTAAATTAGATGGTAATTATCCAATAAATTCTGGGAATGTAGCTTTAGGTGATGCTACCCTTCTTGCTTTAACAAGTGGTGCAAACAATGTAGCTGTCGGTAATTTAGCTATGAATGATACCACAAGTGGTGATGCTAATGTTGCAGTAGGTGGATTAGCTATGTATGAAAACACCACTGGAAATTCTAATACTGGTATTGGCAATAACGCATTAAGAAATAACTTAACTGGTAATGATAATACAGCAATAGGACGAGCAGCTTTATACACTAACACAGCATCTAACAACACCGCAGTCGGTTATTATTCTGCCTATTCTAATACGACTGGAGATTCTTTAGTAGGAATAGGTTATGGTGCTTTAGATGCAAACACTACTGGTTCAAGAAACGTGGCAGTTGGTTATGATTCTTTAGGTCTTAACACGACAGCAAATAATAATACAGCAGTAGGTAATGCTTCTTTGGATGCAAACACTACAGGTTCTAATAATACAGGTATTGGTAGAAATTCTTTAGGCTCAAACACTACTGGTGAATATAATACAGCTGTTGGTATGAACAGTTTACTTTCAAACACTACATCAAATTATAATGTAGCGGTTGGTTCATCAGCCTTACAAAACAACACAGCATCTAACAATACCGCAGTTGGATATCAAGCACTAACTGCTAATACGACTGGTTATCCTAATACAGCAGTAGGCTATCAAGCATTATTATCAAATACTACTGGATTAGAAAATACTGCGATAGGTGCTTTTGCAGGTGATAGTATCACAACAGGTACTAGAAACACAGCTATTGGTCACGCATCAATGATAAACTTAACAACAGGTGACCAAAACACTGCTGTTGGTTATCATTCATTAAGAGATAATATTGGTGAATATAACTGTGCTTTTGGTGAACAGGCTATGGTGGCTAATACATCTGGAAATTATAATACAGGATTAGGATATAGAGCATTAGCTTTAAACACTACTGCAAATAATAATACAGCAGTTGGTGCACAATCACTATTTTCTAATACGAGTGGTGCTTCTAATACAGCAGTCGGATATCTAGCATTAACTGCTAATACAACGGGTACAAGAAATAGTGGTTTGGGATATCAAGTATTAGACAATAATACAACAGGAACAGACAATGATGGTTTTGGTTATCAAACATTATATTCTAATACCACAGGTAATTACAATACTGCCTTTGGTCGTGTGGCTTTATATTTAAACCAAACAGGAACACAAAATGTAGCTGTAGGTGCTAATGCTTTATACAACAACACAGCATCAAACAATACTGCAGTTGGGTATCTAGCACTAACTGCTAATACGACTGGTACTTCAAATGTTGCAGTAGGTAAAGATTCAATGGATAGCAATACTACAGGTGGATACAATGTAGCTGTAGGTATAGATTCATTACAAGCAAATACTACATCTCAAAATAATACAGCAATCGGTCAAGCATCTTTAAATAATTACACAGGAACAGGTGGAAATAATACTTGTATTGGTGCGGGTGCAGGTGCAGAGTTAACAACTGGTTCTAAAAATACGATTCTTGGTAAATACAATGGTAATCAAGGTGGACTAGATATCAGAACATCATCTAATAACATTGTGTTATCTGATGGTGATGGGAATCCACGTGTTCATGTAGACACCAATGGTATGACCACTTTTGAAAAATCAGTTTTATTAGAAGAAGGAACTTTAACAGACGGCGCTACAATTTCTTGGGATGTTAGAAACGATCCCGTAGCTAAAGTAACATTAGGCGGTAACAGAACTTTATCCGCTCCATCTAATGCGGCTGGATCAGGACAGTTTATTTCTTTATTAGTTAATCAAGATGGTACAGGTTCAAGAACCCTTACCTGGAACGCCATATATGAGTTCAAAGATGATACGGCACCTACGCTTACGACAACAGCAAGTCGTGGTGATTTATTTGTATTTAGATATAACGGAAGTAAATGGTTAGAGGTAGGAAGAAACTTAAACCTCGTATTGTCATAAGGAGATAACATGTACGCATTAGTAGAAAATAATCAAATTATAAAATACCTAAACGGAAACAAAGGTATCACCATTGGCGAAAACCAATATCCTAAATCTATCTTTAGATTATGGACTGAGGAAGAGCGCAATGCGATAGGTATTTACACTGTGCAAATAGACAGCACAAATAAGAAAAATGAAGAGTATTATATTAATACAGATATCACCTACGCGTATGCAGATGGTGCTGTCACAGGAAGTTATAGCACACCCACCGCGAAACCTTTAGATAATATTTTATTTACTCAAGCGGATGTAGATGCCAATGAAATCCCTGGCGATAAAGCAATTGGTGATATCAAACAACACGGTTTAAAAGAACAAAAGATTAAAGTAATTAAACAACAAGCTGCAGGCTTATTAGCGCCAACAGATTGGTATGTAGTCAAAGCATCAGAAGTTGCAGACTACACTGTACCTGCAGATATAACAACATTCCGAGCAGCCGTTCGAACAAAGTCCAATGAAATGGAAACAATGATTGATGGCGCTGCGGATGTCGATGCTTTAGAGGCATTATATACATACACAAATACTGGAACAGAAGAAACTCCTGATTACACAAGACCATTAGGAGAGTTCCCAGAGTCACCAGTAGAATAGGAGTAAAAATGGAAAACGAAATCACAGCAGAAGAAATCGCACAACATTACTCAGCTATGGGTGATAGTGTAGATTTAATCAATGGTATCATTGATGGTTCTCTGATGGCAGAAGATACACAAGAAGATAAGAATGATTGTGTAGATAGAAACGTACGCCACTTAGAGATTATGGTTGCTAAAGATTTCTGGACTGATGAAGATATGACTTCAGCAAATTCAGCAATCACAGCAGGCAAAGCTTACATAGCATAAGGAGTAAATATGTTTACATTTCAGGAGAAAGAATACGACGAGGAGAAATTATCTCCCGTTGGAAAATTGGCTTTAAGTCAATTACAAACTTTAGAACCGCACAGAGATCAACTTTCTGTGCAAATACAAAACGCCAATGTATTAATTAACTACTACATTGATGTGATGAAAAAAGAGTTAGAAGAAGAAAAGAAATAATGAAGATAGACCTCAAGTTACTCGCACCTTATATTGTAATGGCATTTGGTATTGCAGTATCTTGGGGTATGTTTTCTGAAAGACTCGATGCGGTTGAAAAGAAAGCAGATGCCGTAGCACAAATGCAACAAGACATTGCCATTATCAAAGAAAAGATAATGTGGATGGAGAATTATTTAATCACAATACCTAGCAGGTAGGGAAGGGGGCACGGGCAAAATGCCATTCGTACAATTAACAGCGCCTCCAGGGGTTATCACAGATGTCACGGACTACCAAGCGCAGATGCGATACACAAACGCGGACAAGGTGCGCTTCTTCCAAGGCTATGCTGAGAAGATAGGCGGCTGGACTAAGAGGTTCAGTTCCGCGCAAATCAGTGGCGTGTCCAGAAACATCTTTCCTCACCGAGATTTAAACGGTACTAAATTAATTTTATATGGAACATCAACTCATGTTTACATTGAGTATGGTGGCAACATGTATGACATTACCCCTTACCGTACTGACACTCGAACACTCACTAACCCTTATACTACAGGGGCGGCAGGTTCTAGCACGGTAACTGTAACTGATGTTTCTCACGGTCTAGCAAACACAGAGCCAGGTTCTCGTGTTATTATAGACACAGCCGTTACTCTTGACGGCATTACTATTGCAGCAGGAGAATATATTGCTACTTACATTGATGGTAACTCTTACACTATTACTGGAACAGGCACAGCAACTACAGGCGGTGTAACGGGCGGCGGATCGGTTGACTTACGTTATCTTGTTAACAACGGTCCTTCCGATGGTTTAACAGGCTATGGTTTTGGCGCAGGTCTTTGGGGAGCTTCCTCATGGGGCACAGCGCGAAGTACATCAGGTATTGTGTTGTCACCCCGCGTTTGGTCAATGGATGCTTGGGGTGAAGATGTTATTGCTTCTATAGGCGGCGGAGAAGATACTATTTATTATTTTGATATGAGTACGTTTATCGCCTCGCCTTCCACATTCCGCGGAACTACTCTTTCTTATTATGTAACAAATACTTTAAGTGGAGATGCTTCTCAAATTCCAGAAAAAGTGGGACAGGTAATGGTGTCTACACCAGACCGCCACTTAGTTTGTTTTGGTTCTAATCCTGTAGGTTCTTCTGATTATGATCGAATGACCGTAAGATTTTGTAACCAAGAAGATTTTACTATATGGACACCTCAGATTGTTAACACCGCAGGTGAACAAAGATTAGGTACAGGAACTAACATAGAGGCGGTTGAAAAAGGTCGTGGTCAAATATTCTTATGGACAGATGTAGATGTCTATTCCATGCAGTTTATCGGTCCACCTTTTACATTCTCATTTTCTGTGTTGGGAGAAATCTCAGGTACCATATCCAAAAACGCGGCAACCACTATCGAGGGTGCGGCATTCTGGATGGGTGTGGATAACTTCTACATGTTTGATGGTGCGGTACGAACTCTCGAGTGCCCCGTCTTAACTCATGTGTTTGATAACTTTAATCAAGTCCAAAGAGAAAAAGTTTTCTGTGGGCAGAATATTAAGTTTAATGAATTATGGTGGTTCTATCCATCATCTGATGCGACAGAAATTGATCGCTATGTTATCTATAATTATATTGATAAGACTTGGTCGATTGGAACTTTAGAAAGAACTGCTTGGGTAGATTCTAATATCTTTAGTAATCCTTTGACTGTTGATTCCAGTGGTTTACAATACAACCAAGAAGATGGCGTGAATGCAGCAGGCAGTGCCATTACCGCTTTTGTTGAAACAGGTTTCTTTAATGGTGATGCGAATGGTGACAATGTTTATTTCTTAGATCGCGTAATCCCTGATGTAACATTTAAACAAGGTAGTGCCATGAAGTTTACATTAAATACAAAAATATATCCACAAGGTGAACAGATAACTAAAGGACCCTTCACGATTAATTCCACAGATGGTGACTTTGATTTTCGCGCTCGAGGTAGATCGTTCCAAGCGAGATATGAATCCGATGCGACTAATGTATCGTGGAGATTGGGTACATGGCGTGCTGATGGTAGACAGGATGGATTAAGATAATGGCATTATACAGCAAGCCCTCCTATCCCGAACCTTCATACAAAGAACGTATGGAAGGTAAGATTGATGTCAGAACATATGATGCATTGATACAGGTTTTAAAACTAAGAGATTACTCAGAAGAGAATCCGCCAGTAAAAATTCAAGACCAGACAGAGGGTAGAGCAATGGCTTGGTTCTTAGGAGATCACGTTTAATGTCAACACTATATAAATCGACAGGTTTTAATTTAACAACAACAGACAAAACTACAATCTATACTTGTCCTTCAGAAACAGAAACAATTATGAAGAACATTCAGACTGTGAATTACGGAGGAAGTAACGTGGACTTAGAAGTATTTGTTAATAAGAGTGGTATTGATTATGATATTGCTCATCATACAGTAGGAGCTAAAATTTCTTTAAATGCTATTGACAGTACAATTGTCTTAGAAGAAGGTGACATATTAAAACTAAAAGCACAGTCAGCTAACGCGATTAGCGGTTTGGTTTCATTCTTGGAGGTCAGAAGTGATACGAAAAACCCAATATAATTTCACCGTGCCCCCTTGTATTCGGGGCATAAAAAGGGTATAATATTATGATGCAACAATACGCAGGTCCCCTCAACCCAGGCGATATGGCTATTCGCGCGAATGAACTTTCGCCAGGAATCTCTGCGCTTTTAATGAAACAGATGCGCAACAGCGCAGGCAGTGGTATCTATCAGTTACCTGTAGCCAAACAATCAAATCCAGATTTTTATAATTCCGCTTTAGATAATGTGCAAAATAATATCAGAACAGCGGCACGTACTGTTAATTCAATGGCACCTGAAGGTGAACGATTGGCTTACATTAATCCACAAGAAGAAGGTATCTTAAGATTGTTAGGTGGTTCAGGTGAGCCCGAGCCTGTCACTGGTATTCCTTCCTTTGCTCCTCCAGGTAGAGGGTCAACTGGAAGAAATCCTGGATTCTCAGGATCGTATAGTAGAAGCCCTAGCAGTGGTGGTGGTGGCGGTGGTAATAAATCGTCAGCATTCTCAGGCAATGTTCAAAATAAAAGTGATCAACAAAAAATGCTAGCAGAAATTGACAAAGCGATAGAAACTAGTAAACCAAGTACTGCTTATAAAGCAAGTCAACCTAGCGGAGGTTCCATGGCAGTATCACCTGAGACAGGTGGAAGACAAGCTTATTACGCAACGGATGCTGCTAGTGCAGAAGCTGTAGCTAAAGCACGGGAAGCGGCGCAAAGAGCCAGCGCAGGTAAATCATATAGTACTTTTGCCGAAGCGATGGGAGCTTCACAAGAGCAACCAGAATTACAAACGATGGTTGATTTAGCTAAAGAAGGTGCGCAAGAGAAAAAAGGTTTCTTTGAAAATATATTTAGCACTGTTGGTAAATATACACCCTTTGGTTTGCTAACAGGTGCATTAGAAGATTATAATTTTAAATGGTATCTAGAAAATGTAGATCCTGATATGGGTAAAAAGTTCGCGGCTTTGTCTGAAGCGGAACAAGAAAAACTAAAAGAAAATAAATATTTAATTCCTGGTTATGATGCGTACTGGGAAGGTCGTAGGAAACAAATGATGGAAGAGCAGGCTGAAAGAAGTAGAGGTGGTGACAAATCACCCGCGCCTGTTGTAACAGAAGAAGTAGAAGAAGAAGAGGAAGAAGAGGATATTATAGATTTCTTTGATTATTACAGAAGATTAAAACAACCTATGTCTTATGAAGATATTATTAAAAGAGCTTATCAAGGAAGCTCAGGACCTTTATTGGAATCATTCCAAGAAGCTAAAAATAGAAAAGAAGATGAATCTAAATTGGGTTTGGATGACCCAATTCTTTTTAGAGAACTATAATAATGGCAATATTAGATTTTTTATTTGGAAGTAAACAAGCACAACAAGAATCTACTTCGCAAGTTAAGTTACCAGAATATTTAGAAAAAGCTACAGAATCATTAGTAGCAACTGCAGGTGATGTAGCCAAAGAAGGATACATTCCTTATGGTGGTCCAAGACTAGCAGGACTGTCTGCGATGGAACAACAAGCTATTGCAGATGCTCAAGCAGGTCGTGGTGTTGGTGGTCTCAGGGGGGCACAGGCATTCACTGCAGCGACAGCCGCGGGAGCGCCTTTAACTGGAGCAGAAATTTCCAGCTTCATGGACCCGTACATGACAAATGTAGCGGACATAGCAGCCAGAGAATTAGAGCGTAGATCAAACATCCAAGCGCAACAACAAAGCGCTCAAGCCGCGCAAGCAGGTGCGTTCGGTGGTTCACGTCAGGCGGTACTAGAAGCAGAGCGTCAAAGAAATTTACAACAAGGTATTGGTGATATCTATACACAAGCACAATCCCAAGCATATCAAACAGCATTGAATGCTGCACAGCAACAAAGAAAACAACAACTAGCTTCTGCTGTAGGTATGGGGCAACAGGCAACAATTGCAGATACACTAGGTCAAGCAGACATTAGACAACAGATGGGTCTTGGTGGTTTACAAAGATCAATGGATCAGCAAGCATTAGACTTAGGTTATCAAACATTCTTAGCAGAAAGAGATTACCCAAAGACACAGCTTGGATTCTATTCAAACATTTTACGTGGCGTACCTTATGGTTCAACCACAACAACAATAGGAACACCTCCACCACAACCAAGTATCTTCTCACAGATAGCGGGCGCAGGTATTGGCGCGCTCGGTGCGGCGGGAAATTTGGGTTTAGGTTGGAGTGATATTACAGGGTTTTTTGGTTAATGGCTATACAGTATAATGATGATGGGTCAATGACTATTCAGTTAGGTGATGATTATTCTTTACCTGCAGAGTTATTTCGAAATATAGTTAATCCTAATGAGCAGATAGAAGATATGTCTGTACCTTATGTTACGCCAAAAGATATTAATTTAGAAACTGTTTTAAAAGATTTAGATAAATTTATTGGTGATTCTAAAAAAACTAAATCTAAAGAAAAGCCTCCTGTAGATATTCCTGTTAACCCTAAATCAATGGATGATCCAGAAGTTTTAAAAACAATAATAGACAGAGCTATAAATGACCCAAGTATGTTCGATGAGCTTATGGAGCGCACAATAAAGCCAATGGCAGAAGAGGCTAAGGGGTTAGGTATAGAAGGTTTGAAAAATTTTAATGATTTCTTGATGGCTATAATTCCTGATAAAGTTATTCAAGATACAATAAAAAGTAAAGATAAAGTTGATGGTGTTCCTGGTTCAGACAAAGGAATAACTGCTTTAGATGTGTTTAATAATTTAAGAAAAGCTAACCAAGAAGCACTAAGAGCAGCAGAAGAATTGCCAGAAGTAAAAATAGAAAAAGCGGCTGGTGCTAATTTAGAAGAAAATGCTATATCTAAAACTAAAGTTAAAGGTGAGAAACCAGATGGTCCTGACATTGTATTAAAAGATAAACCAGAGCCTCCATCTAAGATAGGTAAAATTATGAACAAGCTTTTAGCTAAAGATGACTTCTTATTAGATTTAGGTTCACGTCTTATGAAAGGGGAAGGATTATTTCCTGGAGCAATTGAAGCAGCTAAGACACAAAAAGAAGCAGACAAATCTGCAGCTGCGACAACACTATCAAATATTTTAACACAAGCTACCATCAAAGAAAAGTTAAAAGGTACTGACTTAATGAGAGAAGCAGATGCTTACGCTTTAAAAACTTCTGGTGGAAAACCTGGCAGTGATGCATATAATAAAGCATATACTCAGTACATGGATTTTATTGCCGAAGGTGATAGAGATTTGATGAGTCCGCAAGATTTAGTAATGCTAAGTATGTTTGGTTCACAAACAGGAAATGAGAATTTACAAAAATACACAGACGCACTTTTAAATCAATATTTAAAACAATCTGGTATTTCATCCGATGCAATGGGTGGTACTGGTGGTGCGAGTGGTCCCGCCATTATTGATAGTTTCAATACTGGCACATAAAACTAAAGAGGCGCAAGCCTTTTGAATACACGTAAGTGTAAAGGAATATGGCAGAATTAAAAGACTTACAAGCATTAGTAGATCAGTATAGAACTGAACAAGATATTAATGCTGCTGTCTCCGCGCAAGGGGGCACGCCAATTCCTCAAGAATCTGAATTCAATCTTCACAGAATATCAGATGACCCAAACGCTCCTCTTATAAAAATACCTAAAAACGCTTCACCAGAAGATGTAGAAAAATATCTACAGTCTGATGAGCTAGCCGCTAGAATATTTAATCAAGGTTACTTGTATTTGCCTGGTGTTCCAACCAGTGAAAGACCAGCCGCGCGAAAAATTGAAGCACCTACTATGGATGAAAAAGGCGACTTCACACGAGGCGCTGAACCTATTTTTGGAATATTAAAACAAGTCTATCCTACAGCTAAAGCAATGGTTGCAGACTTTATTGGAAATGACGAGATGCAACAAGAAGCCAATAGAGTTATTAGACAGTACCAACTAGACTCAGCAGCTAAACAATTTTTTACTACTCCAGAAGGTGAAGTTAAATACTATGAACAAAGTTTAGAAGATATATTTACATCAGGAGATGAAGGAAAGCTTGGAGACTTTATAGACTATTTACAATACGGCGGTGGTATGATTACTGCATCAGCCATTCCTGCTGTTGTAGCTGCAGTTGCTACATATTTTACAGGAGGCAGAATTGCTCCTGTATTAGGGCAAGCCGTAGCAAACTCAGCAGCTTTTGGTTACCCTTTAGTATATGGAAAACAACTAGAAGAAACTGATGATCCTAATATGGTTTACACACTAGCGGGTGGCTCAGTATTCGGTGCAGTAGAATCCGTTCTAGGTGCGCCATCTAGATTCTTTACAGGAACAATGACGAAAAAATTAGGATCTGAAGTTGTAGATGGATGGGCTAAAAGATTTATTAAGGGTGGTGTAAAGTCAGGTGCCCTCGAAGCTACAGCTGAAATTACGCAAGATTCTATTGTAGAAACTGCGGGCGCTGCTGAAAGAGTTGAGGATCTAAGAGATTTACCTCAAGAGTTATCTACAGTGTTTGCAGACAAACAAGTGCAAAAGAATTTACGTGAAGCAGGTTACATGGGATTCGCGGGTGGTTTTTTATTTGGCGGTCCTACAAGCATTATTGCTGGTTCTAAAGCCAAGCAAGCGTATGAAACATCTAGAAAGTTTGATGGGCAATCCAAATCTATTTCTTCTACAAATTTTAATGATCCTGAAGTAGAACAGTATAGAGATAAAAAAGTTACATTAAGTAACGTAACTGATTTAAAAGACAAAGATGGAAACATATTAATTGATAGTGAAGGTAATCCTATAACTCCAACATTTGTAGTATTGGGAACTACAGATATAGATGGGGAAAAACATGTGACATTGCTAAACACTTCAGATAAACCCAACGAGGTTCCTAGTATAACTATTCCCGCAAAAGACGCTCCCAATTTAATTAACATTTATGAAGAACCTAAACCTGTAGAAAAAACAGAAGTAATAGAAGAGGCAATTCCTGAAGGTCCTGCTGTTACTCCAACACAACAAGCACAAAAAGAAAAAAGAAAATTAGTTGGAGTTACACAAGAGCAAGCTGATGCCATTCAAGCGGACATGCGTAAAGGAATGTCTTTTGATGATGCTCTCAAAAAGAATGCACCTACAGCTTCTTATGTTGTAGACTTTAATCCAAACAAACCTAACAAACCTGCGGAAGTAGAAGCTAAGGAAGAGCCAGAAACTTTTGTCTCTCATAATAAAAATTCAGTCAATGCTGCGGAACGTAGGTTAAGCCAAAGAGGTTTCCCTAAAAAAGTTTTAAATGATATAAAGAAAGATAAAAACGCGGCTGACGATATTATGTCTTTAGATTCTGATGAGACAAATTATATAGATGACTTACGCACTGACTTAGAAAAATTAAATTACTACAGAGGACCTGAAGGTATTGCTAAAATAGATTCGCTACAAGCTGATGTAGCCAAAGGAAAACGCGGCAAGACCCGTGGGCGAGAACTGCTTGAAGATATTGTAAAAAATAAAGCAGCGTTCGAACCTGTAAAAGTGGTAAACAAATACCGCACTGGCGAAACTGTCGTGCCCCCTTTGTCGAAAGATGAATTAAGAAGTGCAGGATATTCTGTTGCTCCTTTAAAATATAATAAAACAGATTATGAAAAAGATATATTAAATTCTAACAATGAACTAGCTCAAACCACAGATCCCAATCAAAGAGAAATAATTCAAAATAGAATTAGATATTTAAATTCTTTATATAACTTATCTAACAAACCTTTAAAGAATAGATACAATCAACTTAAGGCTATGGTGACAGGTAAAGGTTATTTGTTTAGAGATAAACAAATTAATCAAATAAAAGATTTACCTGCTGAATTACGTGGTGTTGAACAAGCTATTGAGGGTACAACGAACAATCCTTTTATAGAAGTTGTAGCAAAAGAAGTAGCCTTAAATGATTTAAATAATAGACGTAATAATATATTACAAGATAAATCTGACTTTGATACTTTATTAATTAGCTTAGGTGCGGATGAGGCATTTACATTAAATGATTTATCTAAAGTATCTATGTCTGACCCCATTATTAAAAAGATTACTCAAGATGTTTTAGGTAAAACTATACCTAAGTTTGAACAAGAAACCACAATGATGTGGTCTTTGCAGGGACCAAGTCCTAAAATGCTTGACGAATTTAAAGGTGACTTGCCTAAATTAAGACAACAGTTATTAGATGAGTTGCAAAGACTAATGGGTTTAGGTGCTACAGATTTAAAAGTAGTAGATGAATTTTTAGCTAACTCTGGTGAAGCTCTTAATGGTGGATTCTTAATTGATTTTGATACGGTGGATGTTGCTACTCGTATGCGAACTATGGCTTCTGTATTAAACAGTGGTGTACCTTTTGAACAAGCCAGATTAATTGTACCTGAAATAATTCCTCAGAATAAAATTATTGTTAGTGCTAAAGCTAATGAACCTTTTGCTGTAGAACTTAAACAAGATCCTAGATTATTTACATTACACCACGAGACTATGCATGCATTAATGGTCAATGGGTTTTTCACTAAAGAAGAAACAACTACATTAAAAGAAGCCGCGCGAAAATATTGGATTAAACAATACGATATCAGTGGTCGACCTGGTTATGAAAAGTTAACACAAGAACAACTAGAAGAAGAAGCTATTGCTAATGCATTTGCCGCTTATCTAGCCAATAAGTATCAACCGCGTGGTGTGATTGCCACACTCTTGTACAGATTAAAAGCGTATATCAATGCTTTATCAAATGTATTACTAAACAATAACTATTATAATGCTAACAAAATATTTGAAGAAGTTGATTTAGGTAAGGTAAAGAAAAGAAAGTACGATGTAGCGATACAAGATTCTTTAGACTTGTCTTATCGAAATGCCGCTTACAAAGCTCGCATGAAGATAAAAGAATTACGTAAGCGTTTAGAAACTTCTGCAGTCAAAGGGGGCACGCCAGAAAATATAGGGATGGTGGGCACAGGCACACAAAACCAAGCCGCGAATATTCTTTTAAATAGTCCATTTGTGAAACCACAGATAGATGAAGTGATAAGTCAAATGCCTTCAAACGAATTGTCTTTAGCTACTTCTAAGTTAGTTCAATATATTAACAACTTGGCTGGTGATGGTAATGCCACTGGCTTACCCGAAGCTGATAACATAATAGCTATGGAAGCATTGATTACAGATATTAGAAATTTATTAGCGGATATGGATTATTTAAACTTTGATAATGCTTTACCCGCTGTAGCTGATGTACAACTAACCGAAGCTATTAACAACGTAAGAAATACATTCACAACTCCTTTACAAAGAGATGCAGTAAATGCTTTAAGTAATTTATTGTCTGAAAATACTTTACAGAAAAGGCAAGAGACAATAACTTTAATTAGTAATTTATTTACGCAAGGTTTGACCGCGCAAAATGTGGCGCTATCTAAATCACCCTCCGTAATGTATCATGGTACAACAGAGGAATTTAAAACTTTTTCTAAATATAAAGATTTTTATTTTCATGTAGGTACATTGGAAGCGGCTAAAGTTTTGTTGACAAACAGAACAGGTCCTAAGAAATATATGAAAGAATTGTTTGTGGACATTAAGAAACCTTTAAGAATGCGTGACTTGGGTTCTTGGGATGCCCCCACTGTATTGTCTCACCTTACTTTAAAACCTGATATGAGCAGATCAAGATTGTTTGAGCAATCTCAGATGTCGTACAGTATCGCTAAGGGAGAAGCTATTATAGACACAGGTGGTATAAGTAATGTGCAAAATTTTGATTTATTAGAACAAAGAATATTTACTGCAGATGAGTATAGAAGAATAATTCTTGAAATGAATAAAGCTACTAGAAAGTTTAATGAAGAAAAAGTTAAAGTTAAATCTAAAACTGCCTCACAGCTTGATGACCCTTATGATTCTGCGTCTTCTTCAAGAAATATAGATAGAGAATATAAATTAAAAATAGAACAAGCCCACGATAGAATAATTGTAAATGAAATAAAGAAAAAAGGATATGATGGTATCGTGTATTTGAATATGGGAGAGGCTTCAGAGGTTGACGGTGGTCCACGTGATTCGTACATTGCTTTTGATGGTAGCCAGCTGATAGATAGTTCAGAGTTTTCTGCTATTGCAGATTTAGGTAGCCCAATATTTAGGGCATCTGTTAGTATGGGACAAGATCCTTCAGCTGTAGATTCTGATAAAGATAAATTTCCAGAACTAAATAGACAGCAAGAAAATGAATCCATAAGAACTGTAGACAAATTAATACAAGATTACAATCAGTTACACATGGAGGGCTCCAATAGAACTGAAGATCAACAAATGGAAGATATGGGTAAGCTTAATAAAATATTTTCTCATATTAAAATTTGGTCAGAAAACAATCCTATCTTTACACCGCTATACCAAACTGTACAGCAGAGAGAGCAGTTCTCAACAAGATTACAATTTCAATTTCAAAAGAAATTAAATGATAATTTTATTCCTGCTATGCGTGACACACAAACAAATATAAATATCACCAAAGCTTTGGAAATATCTTCGCAAGTAGAGGGAAGATACACACCCGATAGACCTATATCAGAAGGGGGTCGAATTACTTTCGTGGCTAAACAAGACGGAAAAGGAGCGGGGAGCACGGTTAAAGCTGGAGAAGTTGTAATCCTAGAAGGAGACGCTGCTCAAGCTTATATGGATGTGCAGGAAGTTTTACAAACAGCCAATAAAGAAATAATAAGAGGCTTAATGGCTAACGAAAATATTAAACCGATGGTTGAGTTTGCTATTAATGTTCTAAAAGTTAACAGACCAGATTTAGCTGAAGTAACTATTGGGGGTAATACTACACCAGTTTTAAGCTACACTAAAGAGCAAATGGAAAACATAGAGTATGATGAATTAAAGTTTATTGTTGATGCTCTTAATGATCCTTCTACATATCTGCAACCAAGCGGTAGATATAGCAGAGAATTAGCTGGGGCTGTTTCTCAAGTACTAAGTAAAGACATTATAGAAAGAGCGCCTGATGGTTCTATTTTAAATACAAGACAAGCAGGTACAGGACTTAATGCTTTATTGAAAGAACTAGCCACATACAAAAGATTTAAACAAAGTGATTACATCCCATTGCAAAGATATGGTAACTATTTTATAGCAGTTAAAGATGCAGATGGTAATCTTCTTGAATACCGTATGTTTAATAAAGGAAAATTTGGCACTAAGTTTTTAGATGAGGAAGGTACTGTAAGAAAACAATTACAAGATAAATACCCTAACTTAGATATTGGAAGTTTTGCTACACAAAAAGTAGATATAGATAATTTAAGAAAAGGTGTCGCGGCAGACTTAGGACATATGGATTCTATTGCCCAATTCTTGTCAGATTTAAATGCTAATAATTACATTAATGTAAGAAAAGAATTAGATACTTTAATTAATAAAAAAGTGGGCGCAGATGTCAGAGGATATGGGGTATTCTTGCAACCTCGTAAAGAACAAGGAGGTGTGCCAGGATTTAGTACAGATTTTGGTAGAGCAATTACACAATACTTAACTGTATCAGCAGGATTTGCGGGTAAAAATAGATACAAAACTACTGAACTTAGAATGTTAAATGATGTCAAACAAAGTGACAAACAAAATTTAAAAGAAGCTGTAGGGAGATGGTATGAATATTCCGATAGTCCTCACCAAGAATTTGCATTAGCTAGAAGGTTAGGATTCTGGTGGTACCTAGGTGGTAATATATCTTCTGCTTTATTACAGACAATGAGTATTCCTCAGTTTGTTTTTAGTAAGTTATCCACATTCTCTAACACCCCACTTGCTCTTAAAGAATTAATGAAAGCTTTAAATGATGTCAGAAGAATGATGGCAATACCTGGCACAACAAAATTTGAACAAAGACAACTTCAAGATATATTTGTAGATTTTTCACAAATGCCTGCTGATGTTCAAGAATTACTGGCTGATGTAGCTAATGGTATTTTAAAACCAGGTTCTGCGTTTAAAGAAACTGGTATGCCTACTGATCAATCTAATTATACAAGTACTAACAGAATTAGAAACGCTATACGTACTGCAGAAAATTCTATTATGGGTGGTCTATTTGCTTCTTTTGAAACTATGTCACGTTTGACAGCAGCAATTGCTACATATAGATTGCTTAAAAATAATCCTAAAGCTCTGCAGAAAGCTGATAAATATTTTAGCCATGATTCTAACTACAGATATAATGTGCAATTAAATAATAACGAAACAAATCCTAGAATAATAATGCAACAAGTTATCATGGAAGACTTCGGAGTATATGGTAAAACTGAAAGACCTCAAATTATGCGTGGACCTGGTGCTGTAATATTTTTATTTAATACTTATGTAGCTCAAATGTTAAGTCAACTCTATAGAAATATGTTTAGAAAAGGTGCCTTGGGTAAAGAGATGGCTGCAAAAAGTTTAGCCATGATAACTATGACAGGTGGTTTATTTGCTGTACCTTTCTTTGATGACTTAGCTTGGTTAGCTGAATTTTTATACGGACAATTTACAGGGCTAAGAACAGACAGACGACAAGTTTATAGAAGATACTTAGATGAAAACGGTTGGGGCGCTGGAGCTATTGAAGCTTTAGAAAATGGTTTAGTTAATAAGTGGTTAGACTTTGACCTAGCAAGTAGAACTAGATTTAACGTACCAGGCGTACAACAATTTAAAGCTGGATTAAATTTAGCAGGGTTTAACTCTGGAGCTAGAGGTGAAGAAGCTATTGGTGCTTTTGGAAGTTTAATATTTGGTAACGCTAGAAATATTGTTAACACTATAAATCAAGCAGGCGGAATAAGCCAGATAGGTTTTGGGGATGCCGCTAAGATATTATCTAATGCTTTACCTACCTTTATTAAAAACTTTGCAGCATCAAAAGATTACTTTACTGGAGGACCTATATTTTCTAGTCGAGGTACGTTATTGATAGATGATCCTAGCATGTATGAAGCGTTTCTAAAAAGTATAGGTTTTAATCCGACAGACATAACTAAAGCACAAAACTTATTATATTTAGAGCAGGTCAATGGTGGTGTTACTTCTACAATACGATCAAGATTTAACACTAGAATAAAAAATTACTACAGAGAATATATGATAGCGGTTAAAGAGAAAGACCAAAAAGCCCTACTCGAGCTAGCAAAGAAAGAAAAAGAAATAAGAGATGACTTATTAAAATTAAATCAAAACTTAAAACCTGGATTAAAATTTGTACCAGATGTTTATAGATTAATGCAAGAAGCGGCAAAAGATTTAGATGCAAGATTCAGAATTTCCAGCGGAAGCCCTTACGAAATAGGTGCTAATCTTTATGACTATCAATTACTCAATAAGGGCTTGATCCCCGCTAACCCTAACTAGCCCAAGAAACCCAGTCTTTAGATTTCTTTTTGATAGGCTCGTCAACTACTACAGGTACTTGAAAAGTCACACCATATTCTGGGTGAGTAAACCATAAAGC